TGATAACAGGAAAGTTTTGTAAGGCTACTAAGTAGCCCAAGACTTCCCATACCAAAATCACCTTCAAAGTCTGGTACCACATCATGTAGCAATCCTGTCATGATAACAGTTTTTTCAGGGTCCATGGCTGCTAGTCCAGTGCCAGTCGCCGTGCCATTTATTCTGATATTCTCGATAATACCGAGACCATTTGTGTGCTTGATTATATCAAGCAATACGCTTTTGATATCCATTATTTTATCCTTGTAATGGGTTAATATTTGTTAATCTGTTCTTGATAACTCATTGTAACATAAGAGTTTTTTGATAGCAACCTAAAAGTCAAACAAATCGTTAAAAGTTGTCTTGGTTTCAGCCCTAGTAAGGTCCCACTTTAGGGTGCCCAACAAGTTACTGATTTTCTTGGTTATAATTACTTCTTCCATGGCATTATCATCGAACGGTAGATCTTGATACCATTCCGGGATACGCTTTTCGTCAGTTGGAATGCCGATACTAGCTATTCCCAGTGGATTTGGCTTCAGTCTGCATACGATAGTTTTCATACCGTCAACAATTTCCATGCTGTATTGATCACTGTTCATATCACGTAAACGGTTCCAATTGATAGCAGCCATAACGTGGCCAACACGGCACTTGCTGGTCTTGTTCCATTCACGAGTGTATTTTGTAAGATTGTTGACTCGCTTTGGTGTGCCCTTTTCCCAGGGTGCCATAGCGCGGAACTCCTTGCGGAATTCTCGTATCCTGGTTACTATATTTTCTTCAGTTGCACCTTCAAGGGTTGATTGCAGGATCTCTTTGAGGAATTCCTGCATATATTCAGGTGTATCACTACGTTTGATCTCAAGTCCCTTTACATCCAGCTTGCCGCGCTTGCCATCAGTATCAACCCTAATTCCTTTATTATCATATACCAGCAGACCATAACGCTTCTTGCTAATAAAGATTCCACGTTCAGCTACTGCTTCGCGCGCGCCAGCAATAATACGACCGTAACGTTCAGGACAATTATGTGCCTTCTCCATGTAAGCAGGGAATGTGGAATTGACTTGCGCGCTAATTGCGTCATAGAGTTCAATAATTGTGTCTTTATCCCAATTAAACTCGCCACTTGCTATCTGTGCAGCATATATTGGATAGGCACTAAAGTAAACACTGTCAGTGTCACCATAAATAATAGCCTTACCAGTATGATCATACTTGCCTGTTATAGATTCATTACAAGACGATGCCAGGTGCCGCGTGACTGATCGGCCAGTTAGTGTTGTACTTTGCCCAAGCCGCTGATCAAAGAACCGACTACCAGGGTTTAGCAACGCGCCATAAAGGCTGTTGAGGTTAATTTTCTTTACCAGCTGGCGCTTATCCCAATATGCAAACTCAGCTTCCTTGCCTACCACCCCATCGAACTCATCTGCCTTGGCCTGCATTTCTTTACGTTCAGCATACCAACGCGCCAAAAGTCCTGGAATCACTCCCTGCTTCTCAAACGTAAAGATTGTGCCGTTACTAGTAATGCACCAGGGTTTACCATTATTGAATACCAAGTCATAAATCTCAGCACCGCTAGCATCATGACTATTACCGTCCTCGAAATCCAAGGTAAGAGATATGTCACGATTCTGGTCCATGACCAGTTCATATTCATGGCAGGCAAATTTACCATCCCAGTAACGTGCAATTGGGTTCTCTTTCCACTTGGCCTTGGCATCTTCAATCTCGGGACCAGTAATACTGTGCCTAACTTGCCCAATAATACATTCAGTACTCATGTTGCATGCTCTTAATATGGATGGATACAGGCTTTTCAAGTCAATGCTACCAATCCAGTCGTGCAATCCCTTGACGGGATTAGCCACATATGCGCCAGCGGCTTGGGTATGTTCCAGGCCACGGATTTTGTCGGGGACAATTAGCCCACGACTGTGTGCCTCGTTAACAATAGCTTGGTCTGTTTGTGCCACAGCGCCCATCGTATTGGGGAGAAGCACCCCATTGGCATGCGCAAGCACATTGCTCAAGTCAATAAACTGTAGTTTGTCATCCAATGCGCGTAGTAGGTCAGTATCTTGAATGTTGTAAGCAATAAACTTCTTGAAGTCGTTGTTGTATAGTTGGTCCAACGTTCCCTGATAGTCTATCTTCTTATCACCCAGCTCATGCTCTGAAATAGCATTAAGGCTGTAGCTGTGCATTTCATGATAGGTGTACTTGCGATACAATTGCATGTAGTCCAAATGCACCCGACCGATAAGATCATAGGTATCATTTGACTTGCCATGTTCTTCGTATGTACGCTTCTTGGGAAACTGATCCCACATGCATAGCTTGCGAGTATAGTCTCTTCCCAACACTCTGGAAATACGGTTGGTAATATAGGGAATGTCGAATCCTGCACTGTTCCAGCCGCTGAGAATGTCAGCATCATCTATCAACTCCAAAAATGTATGTAACAATTCTTCTTCAGAATCCATAAGGATAACGTCATCAAAGCTACCGACAATTTGTTCAGCATCATCTTGTGTCATGCCCTTGGGCTTGATGACAAGGCAGATTGTCTTGTTAATCCATTTGAGATGCACGCCAACAGCGGTAATCATATTGAATGGATCATGGGGGGGCGCGAAGCCTAGGTCCTTGTTGAACTCAACCTCAATGTCGAAAAACCCAATGTTGAGCTTGGGAACAGGTGCCTCAAGGTAGTGATCAGATATGCATCTAAACACCACATTCATGTCGCTCTCAAACAGGCGTTTACCGGCGAACACCTTCTTTTCCTTTTGGAATGCCTTGCCACTCGAAGTGCTAAAGCGACCAAGAGGCTTACCATATATACTGGTAAACTTGCCTTTGGGGTCTGGATAGTAAAATACATAACGAGCAGGATATTGTGTGTGAACACGCTTGCCTGCATCATTACGCTCGACTACAAAAATAGTGTCACGATTGCGATCGTGAAAAGCGTCTACGTATATGGTATTTCTCCTAATTATAGATTTTGTTTTAACTTTGCCATGACCACAGCGTCGCCTAGGCCGTCAATGCAAACAACTTCGTCATGTCTTTTCTTATAAACAGGACGTCCACCAATGGATTTACTCCTGTTTCTATTGATATCTTCAAACTCAACCAAGCATTGCGTAATATTTACCACTTGTGCTACCACAGTCCGGGCGTGGGTATATGGGGCAACAATAAAGCTACCAACTCGCATCTCCTGACCCAAGCGATCATAAGCAACCTCTAGTGATGTTTTCACAATCCTGACTCCATCTTTCGCATGCATCGTTCTTCTTGGCTAAACAGGATACAGTGACGGGGATTAATAGTAGCGCCGCCATCGTCGCCATTCTCCTTGATAAGTTCAAGAAAAACCATACGGGTGTAAGCAAGCTTAATTATACTATTAATCTGACCATACTCAATAGTTGACGTAATATTATGGCAGTGACGTAAGTAAATTACCCAGTCGCCAACTGACAGTTGGCAACCGAATTTGTCAAAGATCTCTTCCGACTGCGACAAGGATCGCCTCCACGTCATTTAGATCTTCACGCTTGTCGCTCAGATCAGCTTTGTATGCGGTACGGATTGCCTGGTTAATCGTGGCAGGTTTAATGTCATACTGCTCACTAATAGCCTTGACGGTATCTTTAAGGCCCAATTTCAAGGTGTCAACTTCTGTCAATACCTGAATACCTTCAGTAATCAGTTCTTTTAATTTTTGGGTTTCTTCGCTAGAAAATGATCTACTCATCATTCATCCTTTTCAAATGTGGGAAATGGACAGTGTTAATAACTGTCCATTTAAGATAGCAAAAATATCGTTGTGTGTCAATAGGTTATTTGGTTGGAAATCTGACCACGTTAGTTTGGTTTGAATCTTCCCAGCATATACGTCCACCCGCACTTAGCACCACATGCACCTTGGTGTTGTCATCCACAATATTAATCTCGTCAGAATCATGTTCGTCCATTGCATGCTTGACCATGATACGTACCCCAG